GTGGTTGTGTTATGTAATATATATACAGAATAGGCGTGTGAAATGGCCTGAGAGATGGTCCATGGGGGGGTGTGATGTGTGACCCCCACATCTTTCCTTCCCCAAAAAAAATTTCCATATTGGCTTGAAAAGTATTAGATTGATGTTTAGAGTTTAGAGATACTGTTGGGGACAGACATGGTTATGATTGAGAAGGACGTACCGATACCTGATAGGCTGGTGATTGATACTGGCGCTCGGTTTCCTTTTTTGAAGGACATGGAGGAAGGTGATTCGTTTATGGTTGAGATACCGGACGATGACTTCTTTGGGATTGAGGCGAGCTCTGTGAGGGCTGCGGTATGGCGTTATGCGCGGATGAGTGGGCGCAAGTTCATCAGCCGCAAGGTCGAGGGAGGTCTGCGGATATGGAGGCTCTCCTAGACGTTTGTGAAGGCGTTATGGTGCTGATCGCTGTGATGGTTATCATGGCTATATTCACGCAATTGTGATTAACGCGGGGTGGAGAAGTAGTATCTCATCTGGCTCATAACCAGAAGATCGCGTGTGCAATTCACGCTCCCGCAACCAAATCTAAAGGGGACACATGGACAAGTCGTATCGCAGTCTTATCAAGGCCGTGACGTGGCGTATAACGGGATCGCTCGATACGTTTATCCTGACGTTCGTCATTACCGGCAAATTTGAAATAGCCCTTTCGATTTCCTTTTTTGAACTCTTTACAAAGATCTTTTTGTTTTGGGCGCATGAACGCGTTTGGAATATTATTAGCTGGGGCAAGTCAGATAAAAATAAATCATCTGAATTTATTGAACTTAATTTTTATAGAAGCATCCATCATATTGATAAAGAAGATGAGCGTCCAACTAAAATTTCAATTAGAAAATCTGTTATAGATTCTGTTACTCCGTATAAAAGCAATAATGTTCCCGGTCTTATAATTGGACATTCTGCAAATACTTTTGGAGAACAATTTTTTATTAAAGATATGTCTTATGAAGATTTTATGAAAGAATTAGAAAATGAGTAAATTTGATCTTAAAAAGTTTTACCAGTTTTGCTCTCAATTAAAGATCGAGACAAAAGAGCAGGGCTTGAAGAAAATGGGCCATCTACTCGGTACGCAAAAATATGTGATGGAAGAAATTGCAAAGGGGCTTGAAAATGACTGTCATTTCTTCGTTATCCTTAAGGGTCGGCAATTGGGGATTACAACTATCTCCCTCGCTCTCGATCTCTACTGGCACTTTACCAATCCGGGGTTGGGAGGGACACTTACAACGGACACTGAAGAAAACAGAGATATGTTTCGCTCCACCTTGGCGAACTATATGGACGGGCTTCCCAAAGAATATAAAATTCCGATGCTGGCGCATAACCGAAACCAGCTCTCTCTCAAGAATAGGTCGAGGCTCTTTTATCAAGTCGCAGGCACACGCTCGAAGGGAACTTTGGGACGCGGCAAAGCTATCACGTTTCTCCACGGTACAGAGACATCATCTTGGGGAGATGAAGAAGGACTTGCCTCGCTCTTGGCCTCGCTTGCAGAAACCAATCCTGACCGTCTCTACATATTCGAATCCACAGCTCGTGGCTTTAATATGTTTCACGATATGTACAAAACAGCACGAACAGCCAAAACGCAACGCGCCATATTTTGTGGATGGTGGCGTAATGAGTTTTACTCCGTGCCGGCGGATAGCGAAGTCTACAAAAGCTATTGGGACGGGCGTCTTACCGCTGAAGAAAAAGAATGGCACAGGGATATTAAGAAGCTCTACAACTTTGAAATAAACTCGCGCCAAATGGCGTGGTGGCGGTGGAAACTGCAAGAAGGCATCAAAGATGATGCGTTGATGTATCAAGAATTTCCGCCCACGGAAGATTATGCTTTCGTGATGACAGGATCTAATTTCTTCTCGAACTCAAGGTGTACAGATGCCGCTAAAACCGCTAAATCCAAAAAGTATGACTCGTACCGCTACGCCTTCGGGGCCAACTTCCAAGACACAGAAGTCCTCAAAAGCAACCCTCAAAATGCAACCCTCAAAGTCTGGGAAGAACCAATCGACACAGCCTACTATGTCATCGGGGCTGACCCTGCTTATGGATCGTCTGACTGGGCAGATCGATTTTGTATCCAAGTCTACCGCTGTTACGCAGACGGGTTGGATCAAGTTGCGGAGTTTGCCACGAGCGAACTTAACGCATATCAGTACGCATGGGTTATCGCTCACTTGGCTGGAGCGTATAAAAATTCTACTCTTAACTTGGAAGTTAACGGCCCCGGACAGGCTGTTATACAAGAACTCAGAAATCTCAAACGGCAAGCAGCAGTCTTAGGCGGTCAAACAGGACGTGACCTTATGGACGTCCTCTCACACATGACAAACTATATCTGGCGTCGTAACGACACCATCGGCGGCAATCTTTCAAACGCAATTGGTTTTCAGACAACATCTCAAACCAAAGAGCGTATGATGAACTACATGAAAGATTATTTTGAACGTCAGATGATGATTGTTCATTCGCTCGAACTCCTTGAAGAAATGAAATCAATTCGTCGTGATGGTTCAACCATTGCTGCGCCCGGAAGATCAAAGGATGACAGAGTCATGGCATCAGCTCTTGCTGCCGTTGCGTTTGCAGAACAGATCCAACCAAAGCTCATCATGCGTCAAATCTCGCGCAAGGTATCGCACCAGCAAGAGAGCTATACGCCTGAACAATTGTCCGTCGGTCGCAACGTCTCAACATATCTTAAGAAGCTTGGCATCTATGGTAATTGAAGACATACTTCCAAAGAAAGAAATTTACGCCCAGATTGAACGCTACAGAGCCGATCCTGAGCGCTCGATGTCATGGACGTTCTTTGCTGAACTTTGCGGTATGTCCGTCCATACCCTCAAGCACGTCTTTGTTAAAAAAGATTTGCCAATGTCCATCGAAACTCAGACCCGTGTCAGCCGCGGCCTCAAGCGCATGGCAAGAGGCGAAGTTGTCGTGGTTTACAATAAAGATAGAACTCGTAAGCTCATCTACCGTCAGGAGAACAAGCCACGCATTGCACGTTCAATGCAAGTTGATCTTAAAGGAGGCAAGCTATGTCTGAAGGTGGGATTACGAAACAAGTCGGATTACTCACAACCCTCGCTTGGCGAGAAAATGAAAGGCAAGTAAAATGGCTATTCTCAGAAGTTATAAATGTCCCCGTCATGGTTTTTTCGACTCATGGGAACCTCGGTGCGAACACGGTTGTGAGGACATTGACGTGGTGTTCTTGCGTCCTATATCAGTACGGACCTCTGGACGTACCAAAAATATCGACAAAACATTAAACGGCTTGGCTGCCGAATATAAGATGACCGACATCAAATCGACCCGCGAGGGCGATCACCAGACAGGTTATCTCAAGCGTAACAATGCCGCGCCCGACCCCCGTGAACCCCGCGCCGGCGATGCCGCGATCTGGGGTGGGGATGCCAAATTTAATATGCAAAATCTCTTGGCAGGCGGCGCTGTCAGATCCGTCCGAGGGGAACAGGTTGGCTTTAATCCAAAAGATGCTAATATGACCACCGGACCACGGCCTGATCCGAAGGCTACATTTAGCGATCCTGAAGGTTTGAAGATCAAATGAGAATTCCAAGAAATCTCGATGACCGAGAAAATTTTTATCTCGATCTCATCCGCAAATGCCAGACCTCTCGTGAGACACGTCGGGCCGATTACCAGTCATTGAGATCTTATTATTCATTTGGGTCTGGGCCTGAAAAGTCCCCGGCCCTTTACAACAAGATCTACCCTCATATTGACCAGCTTGTGTCCTTTCTTTATTCCGCCGACTCAACGCGCTTTACCATTAACCTCGGCGCGTCGGCCCCTGAAGCTGAATACAAGAAAATTCCTCGGCTATCTCAAGCACTTAACGAAGAATGGAATCATTCCAACGCTGACCGCGTGTTTGAGCAAGCCCTCGTATGGTCATTGGTCTATGACTCGGCCTTTGTAAAATTAATTGTGCATAACTCCACAATTAACCCATACTATGTTGATCCAGCCAATTTTGGTGTGTTGCGCGAGGACATTGCCTATACCGACCGGCAAGAAGCTTTTGTGCACTGGTATTACATCACCAAATCAGATCTCTACGCTCGCCTTTACGCCCATCCCAACCGTGATTCAATTGTGCGGCGGATTCAGACGACCGCGCATGAGCCTCAATATGTGCCCGATGGCGTTGATCGTATTGTGCTCTCGGCTGTTGATCCCACGATGTACGGCACAGTCAATATGGACCTTTACGGCTATAACCGCATGAAGGCCAAGGTTGAGGAAGAAACCGTTGAGATGTGCGAATTGTATGTCTGGAACGATGAAACCCAAGACTATCAAGTCGTGACAACAGCCGATCCTCAAGTCGTCATTTATGACCGCGCCAATGAGGAAATGTTCATTAAGGGCGAATCACCTTTCATTCAGGTTTGCCCTAACCCCATGCCTGATTATTACTGGGGCCAATCTGAAGTCTCGCGCCTCATGTTTTTGCAGGACGCCCGCAACCAGCGCATGAATGAAATTCTTGAGCTTTTGTCAAAACAAGTCTCGCCGCCGACCCTTTTGTCAGGGTTTACAGGCATTTTGGATGAAAAAGACTTTGCGCTTAATCGTCCGGGTGGCTTGCTGTCGTCTGATATGCCCGGCGTTAAAGCCGAGCGTTTGGCTCCTCAATTGCCTCAGGATCTTTATGCTCAACTCGACCAAATTGACGCTATGTTTGAAGAAGCTTCAGGCATTAACAACGTATTGTCAGGAAAAGGCGAGCAAGGCGTCAGATCTGCTGGTCACGCCTCCCAGCTTGCGCGACTCGGTTCAAGCCGAGCTAAAAAGCGTGCTCTTAACATTGAAGATGCTTTGGAAAAGATGTCGTCTCTCTACATGAAGCTAATTCAGGCTTACGACAACACTCATTACAAAGATATTGATGGAACGCCGTTCATTGCTGACCAATTTACCAAGAATTATATGGTCAAAGTTGACGCGCACTCAAACAGCCCGATCTTTATGGAAGATATGCGCTCCCTCGCTTTTAATATGTTTAAAGCTGGCGCAATCGACAAAGAAAGCCTGATCGAATTGCTCGATCCGCCCATGAAGCAACAACTTCTTGAACGGCTTAAGAAAGCAGAGCAAAATCATCCTCAAGGTGGCGGAAATGTAACGCCCATGCCTGCAAAGGATAAGAAACATGGCTAAAGGACAAGTCACAGTTGGTGACCAACCTCGTGCAGATACACGACAATTGACGCAAGACGTGAAAAGCCCTACTATGGATTACCGTGTGTCAAATATTCGGCAGTCTACGCCGGGTACAAACATACGATCCTATTCTCGCCAACCACGGCGTTATTGAGGTGTCAAATGTACAAGTCAATGAAGCGCTCACGGCGCGGCAAGCGGTACTAAAAAGTTTTGGGGACGTTTTAACGTATGGAGGCCATCAATGGCTCGTAAGTCTCGTAAGCATAAGCGCTAATCCCTTCGGGGGGTAAGCTCATCCGCCCAATCCTTAATTCTAACTATGGAGGCGTTCATGCGTCGCAAGGGTCGTAAGGCAAAGCGCTAACTAATAAACGGGTTAGCCCCGTTTACTGCGCTGTCCTGATGAGGGGCGGGACCGAATAAAAAACTACCCCTCACTTTACAATTAACACATTTTGTGTGTTATTTGGTGCATATAACAGGTGTTAAATGGCTGATGCAGATATTATGGCTTTAATGCAAGGTGGCGGCGCTCCAGATCTCGCTGGAGAGACCGGCGTACCTATGACTGCGTCACAACCTCCACTGTCAGCACCAATGGCAACGCCTGAGCCTAAAGATGGCAAAAAAGAAGCAGCTCTGGTCAATGTGAGCATGGCTCTTGACCTTCTTGAGCAGACTCTCCCGGCATTAGGATCTGAAACCGACGAAGGTAAAAAGGTCATGTCGGCTTTATCTTCACTCACAGCGCTTGTTGGCAAGAAGAAAGCCCGCACTGATGAGCTTCAGCAAGCTGAAATTATGCAGCTTCTTCAAAATCTTCCTCAAGCTGGTGGCGGTACTCCTGCATCAAAGATGATGCAAGGTGCACCTCCTAATCTTGGTTTGATGAACGCGCCTCCTCCAGCTCCCGCTGGTGGTCCAATGGGCGCACAACCCCCAATGCCCGCAGGCGCTCCGCCCGCTGGTCCAACACCCCCAATGGGAGCCTAAGATGTCTCAATTATTTAAGCCTCGTGGCGCTGGTACGGTTCGTAATCCAACCACAGACCAGCAACAAAATGGTCAAATCACCAATACACCTCGCTATGACCGGTTCGGTGGGCTTTCTGGCCCTAAAAAGACCGCTGCGAACAATATTTATAAGATTGTTCCTCCCGGCGACGGCAAAAAAGTTATCTAACGCTATAATAGGGGATTAAAATGGCGTCTCTCGAAGATCTAACACCTGAAGCCCGAGATGAACTTGCTCTCCTTGCAAGGGAACTCTCAGATGATCCAGAAACCCGAGAGGCGTTTCTTAGGCTCACAAAAAAGCGTCGTCCGAATTTAACTATTGATTCAATCGACCTTAAAGATGAGATGGCTCGTAAGCTGGATGAAGAACGCAACCGCGTTGACCAGCTTGAAGGCAAGCTCCGTGAGCGTGATGCATTGGATTCCTTAAAAGAACGCCGTGAAAAGCTTCTTAAGACTGGAAAGATTCAGTCTGAAGAAGAAATTGAAGAAGTCGAGAAAGTGATGCTTGAGAAAAAAATTCACGATCACGATACTGCGGCAGAATACTACAAGTGGATGAAGCAAGCAGCTACTCCAACACCATCGGCCTTCGAAAGCCGTAATGTTTTGAACGAGCAAGCTCGCAACACTTTATCTGGCTTTTTTAAGAATCCTGTGGGCCATGCCCGCGACGAAGCTGCCAAAGCCCTCAATGAACTGCGGAAGAATCCACGGCCCATTGGGTTTTAGCTGAAACTGGGGACAGAGTTAAACGGTTAGTAACAACGGAGAAGTCAAATGCCTATTGGTGGCGGTATAGTCCCCAACGCTGGCACATCGCAATATAACGAACTTACATACGTTACGCGTCGTGCCTTTATTCCTAAGATGGTTGTGCAGATCTACAACAGCACTCCTCTTATGGCAGCTTTGATCGCTAATAGCCAAACAGCAACAGGCGGCGTCTCGTCTGTTACCGTTCCGGTTCAAGGCGCTCAATTTGTTAATGCTCAATGGTCAGATTATTCTGGCTCATTCTCGCAGCCTGCTGTTCAGCAAGGTGCTTTCAATGCTGAGTTCGATCTCAAGCTCATGATTGCTCCCGTTCCATTCCTCGGCATGGAAGGCGCTGTACAACAAGACCACGCAATTATCCCATTGATCGAAGCTCGTATGAACGACGCGACGAACGTGATGATGGACGCGATGGCAACTGCGCTGTACAACAACACAAGCAACACTCAGCAGTTCACAGGCTTGCCTGCCGCTGTTGACGATGGCACAACCGTTGCAACTTACGGCAACATTAACCGCACGACTTATCCTTGGTGGTCGTCAAAGGTTTATGCCGCAGGTAACGTCAACCCAACCCGTCAGAACGTCCTTCAGTACATTTCTGGTACTGTTAAGAAGGGCGCTGAAGTCCCAACATTCGGTGTTTGTGGCTTCGGTACTTGGACATTGCTTGCTCAAGATTATGTTGGTCAAGAACAATATGTCATTACTCCGGGTCATGGCTTTGACGGCGACGCAAACGGCCCACAAGCTGCTTTCCGCGCTCTCATGGTTGCTGGCGTTCCGATCTACCCAGATCCATACTGCCCAGAAGGTACATTGTACCTCCTCAACACAAACTATCTCTCGCTCTACATCCATGAGCAAGGTCAGTTCGTGTTCACTGGCTTTGAGTCAACTTTGCCTAACTGGCAAATTGGCTACGTCGGCGCTGTCCTCAACATCGCAGAGCTTGTCTCCACGAAGCCTAAGTCTATGACTAAGGTCACTGGCTACAACTCGCTCTCACTCTAAGGAGAACCGACAATGTCAGGTGGTTTTAGCAAAATAATTGTCGCAAACGTCTCTACCAATCAGGCAGCTTCGACGTTTCTGACACAGACAATCGCAAACGTGGGTATCGGTAATGCCACAGCAATGAACGCTGGCGTGTCAAGCGCTCAGTACATTCCTGCTGGTACTTATCTTTTACCACCAACAGCAAACGTGACAATTGAAGTGAATAACTTCAACACGTCAACCAACACAAATGCTTGGACAACTCTTATTGCTGCCAACGTCGGTTCTGGTTCATTGATTTCGGATGGTTACAACCTCCGCGCCAATGCAACGACTGGCTCACAGACAGTAACATTGTTCAACGTGAACGGTGGTCAGGCTGTTACTGGAACCTACAACGCTAGCTAAGGAGAACTCTAATGGCTAGTATGGATTCAGTCGCACAGAATTATCAGGACAGCTTTGGCAATTATCGTATTGCCGTTGCAAAGCCTGTATCTCTGGCTGCAACAGGTAATGCAGTGGCAGTATTGCCATTATTGAGTGGTGGTTTGTCCAACAATGGGCAAATCATCCTTCGCCGCATTACAGTTGCAAATCCTAGCAACACCGCTGGTGGTACGGTACCGAGCATGGCTCTTGGTAACATTTCTATTCTGACATCGTCAGATGGAAATACATCAAATGCTGTTGCATCTGCTCAGTTGATTGGCAACGTGACGGGTGCAAACACATACCAAGATCTGACTCTTGCTTCTGTCACACTCACAAACACAGTAACAGCAAATGCTTTATTTGTGGTTGTGAATACAGCAGTCGCAAACAGCTCAGTAACCGTCTCTGTTTTCGGTGATGTGGTAAACTTCTAATGTCATCAGTTTGGATACTCAATAAAACGAGTGAAGAACTAACGGACAAATGGGCAGGGGAGACTTACAAGTTTCCCCCGAACATTCCGGTGGAAGTACCGGTTGAAGTTGCAATTCACACGTTTGGGTATTTAAAAAATGACAAAACCGAGAATTTAGTCCGGCTTGGCTGGACTAAGACAAATCTGGATATGCCGAAGGCTCTCGAAAGATTAAATCAATTTGATATTTCTGAGACCCGGCAAAACGTCTACCGAAGTAAGTCCCCAACGGTAGACCGGACCCCTCTCCCTGCGCCTATACGGGGAGGGGGGAAAGGGACACAGGCTGCATGATGTGGATGACCAATGACGACACTTCAAGACTACATCACGCAAGTTCGCCTCTTGTTGCATGATACAAATGCAAATTTTTGGACTGATAATCAGCTAACTCTTTACATCAATCAAGCTCGTGTTCAGCTCGTCAGAGACACGGGCTGCAATCGTATTTTGCAAACAAGCGCTACGGTCACAAATCAAGAGACCTATACCTACGGATCTCTCCCCAATGGTAACAACACAATTGATGTTATCAACATAAATATTTATTGGGGCAATACGCGCATACCTCTGAATTATCTGGCATGGAGTAACTTCAATGCTCAGTTGCGCTATTGGCAATCATATTACAATCGTCCCATCGCTTATTCGATTTATGGTACTGGAACCATCTATCTCGGACCTGTACCAGATCAAGTGTATGTCATGGAACTTGATACAGTGGTATTACCAAACGCACTTGTAAATCTTGGTGATGTTGAGACAATACCTGACAGTTGGATTTCTCCTGTCTCTTATTATGCGGCTCATCAAGCCAAGTACCAAGAACAGAGCTATGGCGAGTCTGAACTCTTTAAAGCTGAATATCAAAAGAAAGTTCAAAATACTCTGTCGACTGCCTTTACTCGTAGGTTACCCACGCAGTATCTACAGGTGAACTAATGGCAGCTTCACCCGAACAGAAAAAAAATTATCAAGTTGTTAAGGCGTTTAAATCCCTTAACACAAAGTCTAATAGAACTGCGATTGATGAGACTGAGTTTTCATGGATTGAGAACGTACAGCCTATTGGTTATGCAAACTTAAAAGTTGTTCCTCAATCTGTGACTGTAGCTAATGTCACATGGACAAATACTGTCACTCATATTGATTCTTGCAACATCAATAATAACGACTACATCTTGGCTTTTCAGTCCAATGGTGGTGCTGAATATTATGAGATTCAGACGGCAACAAAAGGCACGATAGCCTCGGCTGGAACATTCTCAACGGCTAATGTAAGTATTGCTCAATGGAAAGATGAGCGTGTAATGATTGCTGACCCTAACAAGGGTCTTTACTCATGGGACACAGCCAATCTTGTGACCATTGGATGTATATCAGCAATTGGTATAACAAACCCCGGCGCTGGTTATACATCAAGTCCTCAAGTCACGATTTCAGCTCCAGATCAAGCAAATGGCGTTCAAGCAACGGCTGTTGCTACCATTTCTAATGTTGCAAGCACCATTACCAATATCACCATTAACTCTGGTGGTACTGGTTTTACAGCTTTTCCAACACTAACATTTTCAGATCCCGGATCTATCAATGGTGTAGTTGGTCAAGCTGTTGTAACAGCAATATCTGGTGGCGCTATAGTTGGTGTACAAATAACAAATCCGGGCTATGGATACTCAACGGCTCCGACTATTACAATTTCAGGAGGGGGAGGATCTGGGGCAAATCTGACCGCAGTTTTAGGATCAGGCATTGTCTCAGCCCTTAGCATTACCAACTCTGGATCTGGCTATACAAATCCCCCAACCGTCACAATATCAGGCGGTGGGGCAACAACTAATGCCACAGCGGTCGTTGGTTATTTAAATTTTTCTACAGGTACAGTCGGTGTTTTAGTTACCAATTCTGGATCTGGATATTCTACTGCTCCCTTAATATCATTTACAGGCGGTGGTGGAACAGGGGCAGCGGCAACAGCCATTATATCAGGCGGAATTGTCACCGAGATCATTATGACTAACCCCGGCACTGGATATACCAGCGCTCCCACGGTTGTGTTTAACAATACGGGTACAGGCGGGTCTGGGGCTACGGCTACGGCAGTTGTCAGCACTAACCCCACAACATCTATACAAACCTTCCAAGGCCGCGTGTGGCTCTCTCAGGGCCGTACAGTTTATTACTCTGCGGCAGGTCAGTACAATGATTACTCCAGCGTCTCGGCTGGCTCTGTGACCATTACGGATAGTACCCTGCACTCCAACATCAATGCGATGGTGAGCGCCAATAACTTCCTGTACATCTTTGGCGATGACAGCATTAACGTGTTCTCAGACGTGGCTGTGCAGTCAACAGGCGTGACGACATTTACCAATACCAACGTGTCGGCATCAGTAGGTACAAGGCGAGCAAATGCCATATTCGCCTATTTTAGATCCCTATTGTTTATGAATGATTATGGCGTCTACGCTCTCGTTGGTGCTACGACAACCAAATTGTCTGATGCTTTAGATGGTGTTTTCCCTCTTATTGACTTTACCTATCCCGTCACGGGTGGGCAGGTTTTAGTCAATAACATTCTCTGTGCTGCTTTTAATTTTTATTACAAAGACCCTGTGCAGGGAACAAGGCCAATCCAAGCTGTGTTCTTTGACAAAAAATGGTTTATCACGTCGCAAGGAACAAGTTTATTAACAACTTCAGTACCTTATCTTGGTATCATTTATCTCTATGCGACCAGCGGAACTAATTTAATTCAGTTCTACAAAGACCAGACATCAGCCATCAATTCCACCGTTCAGACGGCCTTATGGCCTATGCAGGATACTATACGCGACAAACAGGCTCTAAAATTCGGCGTTGAGGCCACGTTAACAACTGGCGGTACGTTAAATATTACTGTCGATAGCCAATCAAATGTCAGCCCTGTCTATTCACTGACCAATTTGATTTACTGGACTAATAATTTTGGAGCCACAATTTCTTGGCTTAACAATTCATCCACCATCATTACATGGACGGGTGGTTCTGGCTATGCACTCTATAAGTCTGATGCACAGCAGTATGGTAAATATCTCGGACTTACGATAACATCATCAACACCAAATTTCACGCTCAACACGTTTGAGATGGAATACGAACTCAGAGCGAGGTTCTAATGTCTCTGCCGATTAGTGTAACTTATACCTTTGCAACTGCCACCAGCTCAATTCCGCTGTCGCAGCTTGATGCCAATTTCACAACCGTCGTCAACGGTATAAATGGTATCGGTAACGGAACAAACGCTCTTGCCAATGTCAACATTACAGGCGGCAATGCCATTGTCTCATCTTTGACATCTCCAATACACAACAGCTCAACAACCCTGTCATTACAGACAGGCGGCACAACAGGCTTGTATATTGATGCGTCTCAGAATGTAGGTATTGGGACAAGTTCGCCAGGATATACATTAGATGTTCGGGCAACAACGGGGTCCATTTCAGCAACGTCCAACACCGGGACAAATTACGCAAAACTCCAATGCAATAATACTGGCGGGTCTTATCAGTTTGGTATTGATAACTCCACTGGTACAAACTTCGGTTCTGGTGCTGCATATGCCCGTGTCATTTGGAACGACAGCGCGTCTGCACCAACTATTTTGTATACAAACTCAGCCGAACGTATGCGTATCGACTCTTCTGGTGATTTTTTAATCAACACCACTCTTACAAATTTGTATGCTCAAACATCTGGTTATGGCGTTTGTTATAGAAAAAACGCAAGTTTGGACATCCTTGTTACCAGCGATAATGCTATTATTTTGAATCAAACAGGGTCAAACGGAAGCGTTCAACAATTTCGTAATTCTGGGTCTGTTTCAGGTTATATTTCAATTTCTGGTTCTACAACTGCATATAACACTTCATCCGATTATCGTTTGAAAGAAAACGTCACGCCGATGACGACAGGTTTGGCGACAATCAGTGCGTTGAAACCTGTTACCTACGATTGGATCAGCGACAAATCAAAAGGTGAAGGTTTTATTGCACATGAGTTGCAAGCGGTTATTCCATTAGCAGTTCATGGCGAAAAAGATGCTGTCAATGAAGACGGTTCCATTAAAACGCAAGGTGTTGATTATAGCAAAATTGTTGTGCATTTGGTTGCGGCAATTCAAGAACTTAAAGCAGAATTTGACGCATATAAAGCAACGCATCCATAAGGAGTATTTAAATGGCTAATACATACACATGGTCATTCCCAACATTGACCGCATACCCAACATACGAAAGCCAAACAGACGTTGTGTACACAGTGCATTGGGTACTTAGCGGTACTGATGGAAATAATCACAATGGTTCAGTTTATGGAACTGTTTCATTAACTTACGTTGCTGGCTCGCCTTACACGCCATACGCTGACTTGACTGAATCTCAGGTGCAGGGATGGGTCACATCGGCTTTGGGTGCAACTCAGGTTTCCGCATTAGAAGCCAATATTGACCAACAAATCCAACAACAGGTCACACCAACATCGGTTAATCTGACGCCACCTTGGAGTGCATAATGGCAGTTTCAGGCGCATATACAATTACGGGTAATACCGTTACACTTACGGCAGCGACGTCACCTTCAAGCCCTGTGCAATGCACATCTGCGACTCTTGGTGGAAATCAATATCGTGTGATTAACGCATCCTCATCAACAGGGTGCTTTTTATCATTTGCTCAAGATTCGACAACAGCAAGTAACAATTGCGTTATACCAACTGCGGGTAGCTCAACACGCACTTTGTATATTCTTCCCAACACAGATGAAATCATAACATTTGTGCCTAACGCTTATTTCACTGCCATTACGTCGTCTGGTACAGCAGTGTTGTATATCTCCCCCGGCGATGGTCTCTGAGGTGATCCATGCTAAAAGTAGCAAACGGGGTAGGTTCGACTCTTACCTACCTTGGTACATGGAACGCAAATACAAATGTTCCTACGCTACAATCTAGCGTTGGTGTTGCTAATACTTATTACATCGTATCAACCGCAGGTAATACAACACTTAATGGCATCAGCTCATGGAGCGTTGGTGACTGGGTTATTTTTAATGGCACAGCATGGGAAAAGATTTTAGGCGGCACAACCGAATCTTTTAACCAAATTACTGTCACTGGTTTGACAGGATATATGTATGCCAATAACAATTCACCCGTTACGGCATCAACAACTATTCCCGTTGCCAATGTCTCTGGTGCAGTTGCCAATACAACTTATGTTATTGCTGGATCTGGTTTAACAGGCGGTGGTGCTCTTACAGGTAACGTCACGGTAAGCCTTGGCACAACAACCGTCACAGCGGGTTCTTATGGTAGCAATGGTGCTGTTGCGACATTTACTGTTGATAGCACTGGTCGCCTTACTGCGGCATCTAATGTTGGAATTACCATACCTGTCGCTAATGTGTCGGGTGCTGTTCCCAATACTGTCTATGTTTTGGCTGGCACAAATTTGACAGGTGGCGGAGCTTTGACAGGCAATGTCACTATTAACAATCCTTACAACGGTACTGTCACGTCTGTTGGAACTGGTACTGGTTTGACTGGTGGGCCTATTACAGGATCTGGGACAATCAGCATTGCAAGCACGACTGTTACGGCTGGTTCATACGGATCTTCCACACAAGTTGGTACATTTACTGTTAATGCTCAAGGACAGCTTACAGCGGCTTCTAATGTTACAATTAGCGGCACAACACCGGGCGGGTCTGCTGGTGGTGATCTTACAGGCACATATCCAAATCCAACATTAGCAACAACGGCTGTTACGGCAGGGAGTTATGGCAATGCAAGTACCGTCGGAAGTTTCACGGTTGACTCGAAGGGGCGTCTTACAGCAGCGTCGAACACGGCGATCAGCATCTCGGTAAGCGCTGTATCAGGAGCCGTTGCTAATACACGCAATATCAATACAGGAACAGGTCTAACAGGCGGCGGCAACCTTTCTGCTGACCTTAATTTGTCTGTGGTTGCAAACAGCACAAATCAAAAAGTTACGACTCAAAACAATGGAGTGGCAGTTGGATCTGAGCCCGTTATTAACTTTATCCCCGGAACAAATATTACTATTTCGACTGCGGATGATTCTGCAAACACTCGGTCAAATGTAACAATTGCAATGTCCACGATTAACGTGACATCAACCAATGTTACGGCAACAACATCTTCAACGGCGACCTTTGCAACATCAAGTTTGCCTTTGGTCCCAGCCGGATATTTTAGTGTAGACCTTAATGGTACGGTGGTAAAAGTACCTTATTATGCGGTGTAGGATATGGATATTGAACGGCTCTCAATGGTTGAGTTTGGCGACACCAATTCGCTGAACGATTTCCTATTTGAGAACTACACTGAGCATATCCTATTCCGTCAAAAGCTTCAGCAAACAAAAAACCTGACCTGCCCATCTTATCCGATAGCTGACGTTGACGTTGATCGTTTTGACGATTGGCTTTTGATGCACCAAGTTGAGCATCAGTTTTTTGCTGACAATTTAGGGTTGTCAAATCCATTCAATATGCTGGATGCAGACTTTCGTAAAGAAGATGATTTTTACGAATGGCTGGCACAGCATTATTCTGCTCATGGGCAAATTATTCAAGCGTTGGGGTTATAATATGGTTGCGTCGTCTGGACCACTCATTCAGTCAAAAGAACCTAAGCCCCAAATGGGCAAATTAGGACCATCTGCGCCAAAACAGCAAAAACAGGCTGAACCGAAGAAAATGTCTGAAATTGACATTATTCGGAAATCTTCTGAAAAAGAAATGCCCGGTGTTAATACAGATCAAGTTATCAGGGGGTTATATGCGCTTATTAAAGCCCATAATGGTCGCATTATCCGTCTGGGTGATACGGTTTTCTTTATTAAACCCCTTGGGAGCGGCTCTGTTGAGTTCCACACATTCACTGTGGAGCCGCCTGAAAAGCTAATTGAAAGATTTAAGGCTGGTGTAAATACCTTAAAGCAAATGGGATTTAAGAAGGCAATCTCTTATGCAACCCAGCCTGCTTTTAAAAAATTAGCGCAAGATACAGGATTACTTGTTAAAATAAGTCAATCACAACAAATGCTCGGCGGAAAAATGGTTCCTGCCTACAAGTTTGAATTGGATCTCTAATGCCTGCTGCTGGTCTTGCTATTGGTTTTGCTGTTTCTGAAGCTGCTTCTGCGGTAGAACTTAGCGCGGCTGTAGCTGGAGTTGTTGGGTCTGGTGTTGCCGCTGATGTGGCAACTGGAGCAATTATTGGGGCTACTTCGGGCGGTTTGACGGCTGCTGTAACTGGTCAAGATGTCGGTAAAGGCATTTTAGGAGGCGCTGTAACAGGTGGCGTTGGGGCTGGGGTAACAAGCGAAGTGTCTAGCGCACTTGCTGCTCCAGATCCGGGAACCGTTGGGCCTCCAATGCCTCCGGGATATAATACTCTTGGCCCCGGTGCATCTCTTGGATTAGCAAGAGGTATTGAAACTGGAGCTGGTAGTTTTGTTGGTGGTACAGCAGGAGCACTTGCCACTGGTAAGCCTCTTGGTCAAGCTTTGGAATCTGGGGCTATTGGTGGAATATCTAATTTTCTTGGCAATACCATTGGCGGCGCTGCTGATTTAGGCGGTTTAGGAACGTCAGTTTTAACCGGTGCATTAAATTATGGTCTTAATCAAGCGTTTGCTCCTTCTGCAAAGGGATCAGGCGTTTCATCGGCTGCTTATCAACCCACATTGTCTCAAAATGCACCTTCTCCGAGCATTTCTAATGCCCCTAATACAAGCCTTTTGGGGTCGGCATTGAACGTCGGTGGCACTTCAGGTTATACTCCCGGCGGGACAGTATTTGGATCTTCTGATAGTAATACGCCACCATCTAATGTGTGGAACCAAGCCACTCTCAGAGACACAACAGTAGGTCAAGGCTAATGGCTAAAAATCTTTCAAAGCTCCTCAAGGCCCAAATGCCCTCCTCCCCAAAAATTTCGAATATTGCCGAGCTTGTGAGAAGGCATGGTCGTGGACGTGATACGGTTTTGGCCCACATTACGCCTAAAGAAGCGGCATTATTGAAGGCTCGTGGTGGTCGTGGATCTCGTAATCCCCATACAGGATTGCTTGAGTTTGATGATTTCACGGACTTTACCGCACCAACAACATTTTCAGAAACGCCTGCAAACTTTACAGCGCCTTCATATACCCCTGATGTGGTCACGCAGGCTCCTACAACTTACTCAGGCCCAGATTATACTTTTAATCCTGTGAGCACACAGGCTGGCGATACATTCAGCCAAACATCAGCGCCTTATTTTGATTCCTTTGTGGCTCCAACACAAACAAATTATGCTGCTACGCCATCAAATTATGGTTCGTTTGATTTCTTTGGTAATTACAGTGGCCCAACATCTCCTGTGGTTCAGCAACCTCAAGTTGTTTACTCAGGCCCATCAAATGCTGTTATATCAAATTATCCAACACAGACGGCTGCATCTGTCGTAACGCCTGCTGATTTAGCTACGACACCTCAATCAGATCAATATGCTGATTGGAGATCAACAGGTGCTCCAACAAGTGCAGAAAAATTAACAGCTCAGGCAACTCCATTACCAACTGGTGCTCCTACAGCATTTTCTGCTGCTCCTCAATTTAATGCAACTACCACTATTACTCCTGCTCCTGCTGCCGGGCCTACTCCTTCTGCTGCACCTGCGCCTACTCAAGAAGTTCCAACAATTTTGGCTTCCACTGAGCCTTATAAAACCAATGTTGAGCCCGGTGCTACTATACAAGGTTCTCCTACTACTCCAGATACAAGTACACCCACTTCTGATCCTACAAAATTTGTTGCTAAAGCTGGTCAGGATGCAAATGACGCTGCTAGTATTTCTTCAAAAACTGGAAATACAGGGCAGGCTGTTAATCAGTTAATGGCAGCGAATGGCATTGATGTAACAAAAAATCCTCAATTGCTTCCTCAGATGACTGCAATTTCTGATGGTTTAAAGAACGGAACGATAACCGTCGCGCAAGCTGGTCAAATGATGCAAAACATTGCCAACAACCAAACTCTTTCTGGTTCGGTAAGCAATTGGCTATCTCAGCCTGCAAATCAATTTAAAATGGCTATTGGTCTTGCTGGTGCTGCATTTGGTGCATTGATGTACAACAATCAAGTTAATCAAGCCAAACAAGTTCAAGCTCAAATTCAAGCTGCATCTGCTAACGCATCTTCACAGCTTCAACAATTGGCTCAACCTATACTTAGTCAAGTAAATTATGGTCCTACGGCATCTGATATTCAAAACATTCAGGCTGCACAGGCTCAAGCTGCTCAAGCATCGGCTAATGCTGGTTCTGTGGGCGCTGCTCAACAACAAAGATCTATACAAGATTACGTTACACGTCTTGCTGATAATCGTATGCAGCAAAATCTACAATTGATGGGCGCGGCGTCTCCATATCTCACCAGCGCAATCAATACAAATCTTCAAGGTGTTATGTCAGGATTGCAAACAAGCCTTGGTATTCAACAACAAGCTCAGAACGCCGTTCTTAATTTCGGTGCTGGCCTTTCTCGTTTATTCGTATAGGTGATTCATGGAACCTGAAGATCAAAATTTAACTATTGATATTCCAAAAGGAATTCCATTAGATACAGATGAATCTAAAAAAATATCTGATGTTCTTGATAGAACAAATAAAAACCTTTCTATGAAAGGTAAGGTTGAAGAAAAAAAACCTGAATTGACAGAATATCAAGCCCCTAATCTTGATGCTTTAAATCAAGCAATTGGCGGAGATATGTCTGCACTTAAAACTGGTCTTTTTAAATCTTCACTTATTACTGAAGCAATTAAAAACCAATCAGAACAACGTCAGGCTGAATTGGAAAATAGAGCCTATGATAAATTTTCTTCAGATCAAAGAAATTTGATTGGTCAAGCTAACGCTCAATTGCAACCATTTAATGAGTTTAAACCTCCTAAAGAATCTATCGGACAAGTAGCTGGTTTCCAAGCTGCTATGATGCTTTTTGCTGGCCTCATTGGTGGCAAGGGGGCTCTTGGAGGCATGGCTGCATTGAACGCGGCGGGTGGCATGATGAAAGGCTACGCTGACGGTCAAAAAGAAGTGTTTGAAAAAGCCAAGCAAGAGTTTGAAGAAAACATGAGAGTGGTGCAAGCCAATAATTCTCGTGTGATGGAAATACTCAAAAATAATATGGAATTGGCTAAAACAGATCTTCAAGTTGCAACCAATAAAGCCAAGAATGATTTTATCATAAATGGTCAGCCGACGATTGCTGATGCCATTTCCAAAGCTGGATTGCCTGCATTTACTCAATTTTATGGCAACGCTTTAAAAGATATGAATGACGGTCTTAAAGTCATTGATTCATTAAGTGGTTATCAAGATCTTGGTAAAATAGGTCAAGGAATAGGCGGTATTTTACAAGAACAAAGCCCAGAATCTAAAGCTAAAACAATACAAACTTTAAAAACTTTTGGTGTTACAGCAGCAGATCAAAAAATGATTCCTGCTGAATGGAACGCTATCAAACAAGCTAATGATGTTGCTACATTTGTGGCTCAAAATAAAGATTCAATTGGATTGCTTGCTAATGTTCTTGGAAACATTGGGGAATCTGCTGGATCTCTTATTAAAAACATTAAAAACTTGTATAGTAGTGATAAAGAAAATTACAGCACAAATGCTGTCAATTATTTTAATCAAAAATCTCAAGAAATTGATAGCGCTCTTGATAATTATTCTGAAAAATATCCAGAAGAAAGAGATAGAGTTGCTGCTGCTAAATTAGCATCCAAAAAACTATTTTCTCTTGCTCTTGCTGATGCTGTTGCTGTCGGTCGTCCTACTGTGTTTTTGGAAAGATCATTAAGCAGTTTTTACAGTCCAAATGTTCGTCCTGATACACTTATTGATATTATTAAATCTCGTGCTCAAGAAGCTAATAATAGGCTTCCTGAAGCATTTAAAGCTGAAACAAGTGCAAATCCTCCTCCTCTTTTAACATTAAAAAATTCTGCTGATTTTATTAAATTAGCATCACCTAAAACATCTGAAATTTCTGCTAAAAAAACATATAAAGTAAATGACATAATAGAAAAAAATGGAAAGAAATACAGAGTTATTGGCGGTGATCCAAACGATCCAGATGTCGAGGAAGTAAAATGAAACTTTCAGATTTAGGAACTGATGAAACAAAGAAAACGACTAAACTTTCTGATTTAGATTCATCTGTTTCAACTCCTAAAACTACTGTGGGATCTATTGATCCATATAGCGGTCAATGGATTGAAGGAATAGGTCAAAAAGATGTAAATAAAATGCTTTCCGAGAGTGGTAAGGGCGTTTTATCAGGCATGGGACAAACAGCCACAGGTATTGGTGAATTACTTCCGGGTGAAGCTGGTGCTGCATCTGCCCGTGCTACAAAAGCATTAAAAAATTATGGTTATGGTCCAAGCCAAGTTTTAGGATCATTGATTGCTCCAAGTGCTAGCATAACAAAAGCTCCTATTTTAGCTGGAACTTTATATGGACTTGCTGCTCCAACTGGAGAAGAAGATACAGCTACACGTTACCTTGAAAAAAGTTTATCTGGCGTTTTAGGTGGCGCATTAGGTTTTGCTGCAAAACCATTACCAAGCGTTGAAAAAACTATTTCTCAAGCAACAAGTCCAAGTGCTGTTGGAGAAAAAATAGAAAAAAATCTTACAGAAAGATTAAAAGATCTTATTAAAAATCGCAGACAAGATTTTGAAGAAATTAAAGATTCTTATCTTTCTGCTGGATCTAAATCTCAAGATAAAATTTTAAACGATTATAAATCACTTTTACAAAACACTTATGCTGAAGGAGCTGCTAAAGGTTCTCCAGACGAACAAGCATTGGCTGAAAAATTATGGAAACGTATATCTGATAGACCAACATCTTTGACTGAAAAAGAAGCTGGAAAAGTTGCTCCTGATTTTGATGCTATTGAAAAAGAAAGACGTTTTCTTAATGATGTATCTAATGGTCTTAAAATAGAAGGAGCTGAAGGTATAACGGCAACTTTTGCCAAAGACATGGCTAATAAATTAGAAAGTATTATTGAGAACAATGTTCCAAAAGAATTTAATAATTTTATAAAAACATACAAAACATTGTCTGAGCCTATTAATCAATATAATAGAGCTGTTGGTGGAGCTGTTATTAAAAGGGCTGATGAATATCTTCCTGAATTGTCAAAAATTGATCCTGCCAATATACCTAATAAATTCTTTTCATCTCGTAGATCAATCAATGACTTGAGATCCTTATCAGGTGATGAGAATTTTGTTAATTCAATTGCTAAAGAACACATTGCGACAGAACTTCGTGGTAAAGAAACTGCAAAAGAAATAAAAGATTATCTATCGAAAAATTATGATTGGTTGCAAGAGCTTCCAAGTATTAGAAAAGATCTTGATGCTATAGCTTCCCTTCGTAGTAAATCAGAAATTGCAAAGGCACTTGCAAAATGGAGCACTGTTGCTGCTTTGGCTAGTGCAGGCGCTAAACCAATTACATCAGCCGCAAGTAAACTTTATGGAATAGTATCAGGAGACTAAAATGCCATTGAAAAAAGGTTCAAGCAAAGCAACAATCTCTAAAAATATTAAGACAGAGATCAAGGCCGGCAAGCCTCAGAAACAGGCTGTCGCCATCGCGCTTTCAACTGCTCGTAAAGCCAAGGCTAAGAGCAAATGAGCAAGAAGTCTACGGGGATAAATACAGATCTGGAACGTGCAGTAAATGATATGCTCAAACAGAGCATAAACGATCCAGATATAGAGTTAGAGCTTAAGCTTAAGATATTGGACAGAGCGATAAATTTGGAAAAAATCAAGCTTAAAATCAATGATGACAATTGGGGCTCTGGATTCTTGGACGAAGATGATGCTAAATAGACGCTCTACACGAACTATGGGGACTAATCGTGGATGCTACTGTTTTGCTTATCGTGCGCACGGCCTTCACCGTGCTGTCGGCTCGGATTCTGACCATTTGCAGTCTGTGGATGGTATTTGGCCTAGCGTGTTGGGTGATGTACAATCCAAGTCAGGAGCGCATCGCCGTTGCCGGCGGGTTTGCCGTTCTGGTTTATATCCCGTCTGTGCTTAAGGAGAGAAAGAGCCATGAAGGACAAAGTAACCAACAAGACCAAGACTGATAAAGCTTGGCCTGCTGTCGCAGTAAAGCCCCAGACCATCAAAAACACGATGGGTCATGGTCAAAACACATTTACGTCTGGTAAAGCGCCTCGTGGCGGGTTTACGGCTGTGTGGGATTATTCTGGAAAGTCTGGTGATTATAAAAACAGCCCGACAACTAAGCCTGACAAAAAGGTGTACTAATGGCTCAGTCTACCTTTTCAATGTCTCAGCATGGTCGCTATGAGCCCTTTGAGCTTCAAGTCGGTCGTGGGCAAATTCCATATCATCAGCCTGTCGAGCTATTTGGCTATAGCACTCAAGTCGGCGGAACTGCTCTTGGGCCTACTTGGGAAGGTCTGACGCAATCTGGTGGAGCATACGCTTACCCCAGTGCGGCTGGTCAGATTGTGCTTCTCAGCGCTTCTGGATCGAGTGATTCTGGCCTTACTATTGCTATTCAGGGATTGGATGCAAATTTCAATCTTTTGTCCGAAAATGTAACATTGAATGGCTCTGGTACAGCTACATCTGTCAATTCATACTTCCGTATTAACGGATTGTATTGCACCAATGGCGTCAATGTTGGAAACATTACAGGCAAGATCAGCAGCACTCTATATGCTCAGATCAATGCGGGTGTTGGTCAGACTCAGATGTCGATCTACACTGTTCCAAATGGATACACATTCTATTTGGCGCATTTGCAAGCAAACGGCAGCATCGGTTTTACATCGAGCGCCTTTTTTACTTTTGCTGAGTATAATAAGTTTAACATTACATCGACCTACACACAGAATGGTTACACTTTTACTAACAATGCCAACACAACATTGTTAAGCCAGTCGCCTTTTGTTCAAATCTTTGAAATTCCATACACTGTTCCCGTCGCTCATCCCGCTGGAACGGACATTCAATATCAAATCAAAGCAAGCTCAGGTGGCCCATATACTGCATCTATTTTTGCTGGTGGTTATTTGATTGCTAATGACGGAACACCGGTAGGTTACTAATGTCTGGACCTTCTCTCTCAGTAGGACGTGGTGAAAAGCTTTCTGTGAAGGCTGGTGGCGGTCTGACAGAGAAGGGCCGCAAAAAGTACAACAGGGCTACAGGATCTAAGCTTAAAGCACCAACGAAAGACGCTAAGAATCCTCGGCATAAGTCATTTTGTGCGCGTTCTAAGTCTTGGAAAGGGCAACGCGGTAAAGCAGCACGTCGGCGGTGGGGTTGCAGGTAATGATAGATTCACAAACGCTTATTAACATTGGCCTTAGCGCAGTGCTGACAGTCATAGGTTGGTTTGCGCGAGAACTTTGGGATGCCGTTGGGGAAATGAGACAAGATGTCCACCAGATCGAGGTGGATCTTCCGACTAAATATGTCCAGAAAGAAGAATACAATAAGACTATGGAACGTATAGAGTCCTACGTCGCCAAAATTTTTGATAAGCTTGACAATAAAGTAGATAAGTAGGGGACATAGCATGAGGCATTACTATGGACCCGCTAACAATATTAGCTTCGATTAAAGCTGCCAACGAAGGCATTAAACAATCCATCGCGCTTGGTCGTGACATCATGGACACTGCAAAGCAGTTGTCTGACATTATGCAAGGCGTGGCTGATCTTACAAAATTGACTGTAGAGCCTCCCAAGGGCTTTGGATCACATGGATCTGCGGAAGAAATAGCTCTCAAAGCTTTTCAAGCTAAGAAGGAAGCTGAAGAAATCTTCACCGCATATAAAAATCAGGTTATTGCCGAGCATGGCGTGAATGAATGGGAAAAACTGCAACGTCAAATTATTGACACCCGTAAACGTCTGAAGGCGGAGGCGATTGCAGCAGCGCAACGTAAGGCTGAAGATCAATTCTTAGCAACTGTGATCGGTCTTAGTCTGATTGCTATATCAATGACTGTTTACATGGTATATTACGCACTCACTTATCGTTAGGGGAAGGTTATGAATCTTGGAAAATTTGGAGATTTGGTTGGGGCGGTTGCTCCTACGATTGCAACAGCGCTTGGTGGGCCTTTGGCGGGCATGGCGGTTAAAGCTATTTCTAGCGCATTGCTTGGGCATGGTGATGGCTCTGAGGATGACATTAACGCTGCTCTTGCTAATGCAACGCCTGACCAGATTACTGCGCTTAAAAAAATAGATTCTGACTTTAAAGTCCAGATGAAGTCTCTGGACATTGATCTTGAGCAATTAGCCGTTCAGGATCGTGACAGCGCCCGTCAAATGCAGATTCAGGTGCATGATTGGATACCTCGTGCCTTGTCAATTTGCGTGACTGTGGGTTTCTTTGGCATCCTTTTCTACATCATACGTTACGGATTGCCGACATCGGGCTCAGAGGCTCTTCTAATGATGCTGGGAGCCCTTGGAACAGCGTGGACTGGCGTGATGTCATTTTACTTTGGATCATCGGCTGGTTCACAACGTAAAGACAATACGATTCATCAAGCATTGAATGGGAAATAACATGAAAGAGAATTTTGATTCAGCTTTTGAACAAGTCATGAAGTCTGAAGGTGGGTTTGTAAATGACCCCCGCGATCCCGGCGGCATGACCAATCATGGTGTGACCAAAAAAGTGTGGGAAGCTTATGTGGGGCATGAAGTCGATGAAGAAGCTATGCGCTCTCTTACTCTTGAAGATGTCAAACCTCTTTACAGAAAAAACTATTGGGATTCTGTCGATGGTGACAGCCTTCCTTCTGGCGTTGATTATGCTGTATTTGATGTTGCCGTAAATTCAGGCGTTGGACGTGCTGCAAAGTTCTTACAGCAGGCTGTAGGTGTAGAGGCTGATGGTCAAATCGGCCCCCACACCCTCTCAGAAATTAGTGGGCAAGTCCCGGAAGAAATCGCCATAAAAGTTTGCGACACTCGTATGCGTTTTTTAGAAAGTTTGCCAACATTTGCGGCGTTTGGTCATGGTTGGACGAATCGGGTTGAGTCTGTGAAGGCTCTGTCGATTCAGATGGCGATGAACCCCCCTGCAAAGCAGACTGAGCCAGATCCGACTCCAGTTGTGGCGCAGGTTGATCCTCTGACTGAGGCTCCTGCTGTTGAGGCTGATTCGTAGACAATAACGTGCCTTCAAATAGGTACGTTCCGACGTGGCCTAAGTTCATCCAAGGGGCGGCGAATATTTGCCCCCCTGCAAGCCTCCACAGCCGGCAGAAGTGATAATCCTCTGACAGGAGACGCTGTGTTTCAGGCTCAATGCTGGTCGCAAAGAACTCTTTGATAACCTCACCAGCTTTTTCAAGCTCTGTGACCGCCACAACATCATTTTTGTATGATGGTACGCTGTCAGAAAGCTTTTCAAACACTTCACGTTTAATCAGCATCATGCCTGTACCGCCTGCAAAGACCTCCACAGGCTGATTGGCAGGCACTGTGATCTCAGGCGCATAGTTTACAAGATTAACCACCCATGCCCCTGTGTGGCTCTTGAGTTGATCCACAGGCACATTGTTTTTAACGGCACGTTCAACTGTGTACCAGTTGATTTCTTTCTTTGGGTAAATACCGCAGATCACATCCTTGTCAGCCTGAAGCATCCAGATGATGTCTTGAGCTTGAAAGCGAATATCAGCATCAATGAACAGCAAATGTGTTGCGTTTGATTTTAGGAATTGAGCTGTAAGAGCGTTACGAGCGCGAGTAATTAAGCTTTCATTGAACATGAAAGAAATTGAGGCGCTGATACCAGAGTTAATGAACGCGCTTTGAAGCTGCATTATGCTCTGCGTATAAACGCCTGTGCACATACCGCCGTACATAGGCGTGGCAATAAAAACGTGTGGTTGAGTTTCTTCAGTCATTTTTTACCTTTCAAAACTTGATAATTTGCAGAACACATTGTTCTCGACTTTGTGACCATCATCAAATTGAGTGATAACGTAGGCGCGGCCTGTTTTGACATCGACAGCCATAACCATGTTACCTTGGTTTCCTATTTGATGAATTATACCCATGTTGTTTTCATAGGTTGTATACATTTGTGCAGGAAGATCATTGTCCCATTGAATAACTCCCTTACTTTCGTGAACTGCATATTTTACAGTATGACCATTGGCGATAGTGCAATCACCAGCAGCCCATGTCTCAGCAAATGCTGTAGATGGAAAAATTAAAAAACAAATAATAAATTTTATGCAACGATCAATGTTCATTGATTTCTCCTACATAAACATGAGCTGATGCGTGTTCTGCATATTTCTTCGATACACAAATGCTGACAATCTGTTTGTCATCTTTGTATACAATACCATTCATTGCATCCGCCAAAAGTTTTACGATATTGTCAAGGTCGGGCTTCGTTGTTGGGTGTTCAATTCCCTCTAATGCGGCCTTACGTTTGGCTTTTGTAAAACTCTTGGGAATTTCTACATAAATTGCAAATGTGGCCTTCAGAGCCCCTGTAAAAGGTTCCATAGTACCCATTGCTTCAGATGCAAGATATTTGATGTAAGCCTCAGCATTAACTGTTTCCTTCGGCGTGTAAATGCGGCCTTGACGTGTTGCTCGCGGGCGTTGTTTACCACGCATAGGACCAGAAATATTGAAGCTTACTTCCATCACTCATCATCCTTTTTTCTAGAACGAATATGATCTTTGTATTTTAAAGAAAAAAAATTTGCAGCTGTGCTAGCCATCATAATATCATCTCTAACTCTTTCAATTTTTAGATTCAAATTTCGCAAACCCTCAATTGCTCGTTCTATTTTTAAGCGTTTTTCTTTTATAGATTCTTCAAATACAGCTTCTTCCAATTTAGTAATTTGCCACCGCAAGGATTCTACTATATCTCTTAATTCGCTTGGATTTCCTGCTGTCGCATCAAGCATAGTGCAAATTTCTTGATAAACCTGTACGTATGTCATTAATAATTCTTTACTCATAGTCCTTCTCCTTCGGTGGTTCGGGTAAAGGCATCCAATGTGATGCTTCCATAATACGAGATGCTATTGTTCCGTCTTGCTCTTTGTGTTCATACAAATCAAAACAGTGCCTTATTATGTCATCATCTTTTCTTATCCAATTAAAAGAAAATTTTCCAATTCCAACGCGTTGCCCATACTCCGCTTGGTTACCTTTTGTGGCATGAAGCATAATAACTTGATCTTTTGGTGCAGTCTCTATTGGTCGCCACTCATCCACTGGTTTGGATAACAATACATCAGATTCTTTTGCCACAACAGCAACTGGTGCAAATCCTAATAATGTTAAAAAATTACGCTTGTTTATCATCACTCAGTCTCCTTTTGCATTTTTTAAATCTGATACCAAATCTTTTATCATTTTAGTTGATTGTAATGATGTTTCAGTAAATTTATTTAATTCTATTAATAACTTATTGTTTTCACCACGCAATCGATCTATCTCTTCGGCGGCTTGTTTGCGCTGCTCAATAGCTAATTCAATTTCCCAGTCGTGAAGTTCTTGACGCAATTGTTCAACAAAATTGTCAACCATTACTTATTATCCTCTAATGCGGTGCGAGCTATTTCAGCACATTTGCAAACAAACCCGCAATCAACTTTTACAACTTCTCTTAATGCTGCTTCCAGCTGCTCAATGCGGTCGGCGGCTTCTTTGCGTTCAGTCTCATAAACTTTCATTTGATGCTGAATGTCTTCCCTAGCATTCACAGAAAAATCTTCATTGAGCCGTTTCACAAGATCGTCAGTCATGTGTCACCTCAGAACGGGACTTCGTCATCAACAACAGGTTTAGGCCATTGCTTATTCTCATCGGCCTTATAGTTGTTAATGCTAATCGAGATCAGATGATTGCGTGGCGTAGGCTTTTTCCATGCTGACAACTTAATCTCAGATCCCTTGCCGTAATCCTGATCGAGAATGATGTTGCCAGTGTAATCTGGTTGCCCTTCTTTTGTCTTTTTGTCGTTAATGAACAAAACGCCTTTACCGTCAGTCTTATACTTCTTGGTCATATTCAGCTCCATTCTTCAGGATAATTGTTTCTACAAGTTCTTTATTCGCATCTGTGAAAAGTTGTGTTTTGGCAATCTTTTCTTCATCAGAAAACTTCTTGGACGCTTTGATCTTTTCGACCATGTCGAAGTAGGATTCCTCCCAGTGCTCGGCGTCCACGCAGTTTTTATATAACTTCACAGAGCCGTCGCTCTCTGGAGTGTAAAGAGGGAATCCACTGCCTTCTTGAATTACCTCACCTTCGATAACTTCCTTGATAGATATATTCGTTGGCTCAGGTCGAAAGTCCTGTATTTCCTCTGGCGTATATTCACCTGTGAGAACGCCCGGATAGACTGTGCGTATGCCTTCAGAGATCACGCGAGCACGAAGCATTGCGCGAGGATAGAGCTTCCAATTATCCTTGGTTGCTAATCCAATGGCCTTGGCTTGTGCAAGAGTCCATGCCAGCTTCAGAGATCCGCCTTGTGGATGTGAAAAGACAGCTTCCACCTTATCATCGGTGTACGATGTCCAATCGACTCTGCCACCAGCTTGTTGAAAGCGGGCGAGCATTGCATCAGCCTTGAGCGCCGGGCGTCCTTGAATGATGTGATACTCTTTTGCGACTGTTGCGGGATGACGGCCTTCAGCCTGCGCCACAGCCATCAATGCCAAGACTTGTGTTTGATCCTTAAGACCAAACAGACCAGATTTAGCAATGGCAGATGCCATTCTTTCCTGATCGTCAAATGGTACGATGTTACTCATGTTAAACTCCTTCTTGTTTACGACCACGTTTTTTAACAACTGGTTTCTTTAAATTTTCATTTTCTAATTGAAGTTTATTTAACTTAAATTCTAACGTGGTAATCCATGAACTTTTTTCATTTAATTTCTCATTTAATTTGTGTATTTCTTTTTTTAATTGTTCGTTTAGCATTGCTGTTGCGATCATGCGACCTAACAGAAAATCTGCCGTTGCCATTGGCACAATTGTTTCATTACTCATGTTTTTCCCCTTTACTTTAACAAGAACCGACGGCTTCCTGCCGCCTCTTTGCTATACCTGTCGTAGAGATCAGGCATATCTGACTGCAACGCCTTTGCATCAAACTTCTTTGAGCTTTTAGCGTTCTTCCATGTTGCAAGGATCTCTCCCTGCACATTCACGAGCGTAGTTTTATCACCCATATAAGACTGCAAGTAAGTTAGACCTTCGGCTTCCTTTTCTTCCAGATCTTTTATGCGCTCTTTAATAGTTTTAAGAGCATTATATACGCTTTCAATTTGAGCATTGGCTGTGATCGAGCCTTCATAACCAACAGGGAATATAGCTCTTGCTTGTTCTGGCGATTCAGGATCAGGCATTGTTCCGCTAACAGCCATTGCCCACCATTTAGCAGCCTGCTGAACAAAGTCCTGCTTCATGTCGTCTGTGACGTCGAGCCTCCAATAACGGAAGGCTTGGCCCCCGAATAATACTGCGAAATAGACGTGGGGCTTGTTAAAGACAACTGCTTCATGAACGCATTGAACAAGGTCGGGCAAAGGAAGCGCGTTTCCATCGGCGTCCATGTCTGGATACTTGTTGATGACAGCAGCATTGAAATTCTTGACTTCAAGGAGTCCTCCATCTTCTGTTTCAAAATCACCATGAGCGCGTAACCATGGCTCTTTATCGTATGTGCCGGCTATATCGAGATCACGAACCTTAATACCTGTTGCTTCTTCGAATAGCTTGCCGATGACGGGTTGCATCACAAGCCCCATTTGCACCGCTTCAATGTCGCTGAGATCATCAATAGCCTTCTTGCCAGTCTTTTCTAAGATGACATCAACAAAATGTCCTGACACTGCTCTGCGACTGTCGGTGGCCCACCATGCAGCCTTTCGTTCTTCTGGACTAAATCCGTCAGCCATCACTCAGTCTCCTTCGGTGGTTTTGGTAAAGGCATCCAGTGAGTTAAATGCGCTATAACAGAACCATCTTCATCATTTATATCAAAATACCAACCATCTCCCCAACTACTATTATGATACGCAATAAAAATTATTTTTTCGCACTTTTCTATTGATCGCCAAACATATTCGCACAACCCATATCCTAAAATTTTTGTTCCATCTTTAGGTGCTGTTTCTATTGGTTGCCATTTACTCATCACTCAGTCTCCTTCGGTGGTTGCTCACCACTCCGTCCCAGTCGTTTCACAAGATCGTCAGTCATAATCTTTCCCCTTTATTAAATGGCGTATGTGGTTTTATATCTTCACGCTCAATTAAGAGTTTAAGCACTTCATAAATTGATCGAGTGCTTTCAGATTGTTTTTTGAGACATTCACCGATAGCACTGAGCTCAAGTATGATGTCCTCATACCTCTGCTCCATATCATTCAGTCTTTTGAGTATTTCGTCTTGTGTGTTCATATCGCGTCCCCTTTTTGCGAATCACCACTATATATAAATATATATTGAACAACTTGTCAACGGGGTTATCTTGCTATAATAATATGCTGGAAAGGAGCTTGTTATGGAAGATCAAAAAACCCAACTAACACGCAAAGTCTTTATGTTCACACCAGAACACGCGAAAAAACTGGACGATTACAGATTTGAAAAACGGCACAAAACAGAAGTTGACGCACTTCGGGAGCTATTGGATATTGCTTTTGAGGAATTGAAGTTTAGGGGTGAAAAGCTCCGATAAATAGCAAAAAAGGGGAAACAGATGACGTATCATTCTGACCTTGTTGAGCACTACAAGGCTGTTAAAGCACGTCTAAACGGACAACAACCTAAAGCTGTGGATAATCCCGTCATAGAGCCTGAAATACTTGTGGATAACTCAAAAAAAATTGAGGAGTCTCCAGAGGTCATTGAATACGCTCAGGAAATAAGTTTAGCTTTGCTATATAAAATGATTTACGACAGAGCGCAGCCCGTCAAGCGAAAGCTGTGGAAAGATGTGATTTCAGAGGTCGAGCAAAGAACAGGTTTTGAGTTCATTGACCTGATTTCTCCGCGTAGAACAAAGGCTTTGGTCGAGGCTCGGCACTATATGTACTGGAAGCTGCAGAAGGAGCTGCGGTGGATTTCGATCTCGGATATTGGACGCCGCTGCGATAGAGACCACACAAGTGTTTTGCATGGCATAAAAGTCTGTCATAAAAAAAGATTGTATGATATATTTGAAAATGAAGGGCCAGCCTAAAAGGGGTTAAAGGCTGACCCTTTAGATCGAACAGTGAAGGTGTTCGATGGACGCCATAGTGTTATACACTGTGGTGGATCATCGTGCAACCTACTAGAAAAGGAATGTACGATGTCAAATGATCGTTCTATAAATTATGTTTTTAGTTCTCCGTGGCGAACACGCGAGAAAATTGTTCTATTGTGTATTTACTGGCACAGAATGGATGACCCTTGGTCAGAACGTGACAGAATAGCCATGCTAACAGGTTTATCGACTGCTGCGGTTGAGAGATCAATAGATAAATTGATTAAAATGGAAGTTCTCAAGGTGACCAAATGAGCAGTCCTTGGATGCCCTTATATTGGGCTGATTACATAGCCGACACCCAGCATCTCACAACCATCGAGCATGGGGCTTATTTGCTTCTCATTGGCTATTATTGGCGCAATGGGAAGTTACCAGAAACCGATGAACAAAAGATGCGTGTCACTAAGATGACACCTAAGCAATGGAAGCGTCACGGACCAGTTTTGATGACCTTTTTTGTCGATGGAAATCACAAAAGAATTGACGCCGAATTGACCAAGGTCAGACTCAAAAGTGAAAAGTTGAGACTAGCCTCGAAGTCTCGATGGGATTCCGACAAAGAAGATAAGTCATTGAAATCATTAGAATCAGATGATGCAAATGCAATGCAAATGCAATCCAAATGGAATCATAACCAGAATCAGAATCAGAATATAGATAAAGACAATACACTTAAAACTAAACTCAATAAGATAAATAAAATAAATAAAACCCTCACGCCTTCGGCGGAGTTTATGACCTTTTGGTCTGCTTATCCGAACAAGGTCAAAAAGTTTGAGGCGTTGAAGGCTTGGGATAAAGCCATCAAGACCGATGACCCCTCAACGATCATTAACGGGCTTCGGAATTTTAAATTTTCTGATGACCCTCAGTTTAACCCTCACCCCTCAACATGGCTTAACCAGAAACGCTGGCTCGATGAGCTCACGGGGTCAAATGTGGTTAAGATCCCTTTGACGGACGAAGAACGTAGAGCGAAAATTAAAGAGATTTGGAGCACACCATGAACAAGTCTGAGGAGTTTTACAGCAAGGTCAAGAAATACATGGCGAGCTTACAGTCCAGCTCAGTCATCAGCGGAAGACCATTGCCAGAGGACGAGAAGCGCTGCAATAAGGTGCGCGATGATTGGTACGCCTATCTGACCTCGGCTGGCCTATTGCGCGTCAGGGACAATCTGGAGTTTATTTTATCTCAGGGCTTGCACGTCACACTGCCCTGCGATGACCCCAGAGAGTTTGATTTGGCCTATGAGCCTAATCCGATGTTCAAGGCCAAGCGCCCGTCTAAGATCGACACAGGACCAGCCAATGCAGAAGTCGTGGCTCGCTTTAACGAGCTTGTCGGCGATCTCATGAATCATCCTGGCGCCCTGCACATGAACCGCCGGCAGATGTCCAAGGTTGAGGAGAAGGCTTACGCTGAGTCATGGCTTGAGGCACACAAGGGCGAGGAGCTTCCAAGACCATCGGCGGAGCTTTTATCTAAGATAGGATCTCAGGATAGCGATTAAACGCGTTTAGAAGCTCACTGAGTGCCCATCTTTGAAACGAGGCGAGCGTATTTGGTTTTATAGCTTTGTGACCGCCTCTTGAGCTTCCTATTCCATCCCATCGGACCGGCGACATGACAGAGGCTCATTTCCCAGTCGGTGCTCACGCCAGCCGCGAGGCAACTTTTCATGTGAGCGATCCCGGCTTCCGTGTTGTACTCGGCCTCTCTTAAGCGTGAAGGCGAATAACCCAGAGCGCGAGCACTAGACGGCAAGAGCTGAAACAAGCCCTGAGCGTGTCCGTGGCGCGTACGCGGTCCGGTGGCTTTTGGATTAAAATTACTTTCTAATTTTGCAATGCGAAGCGAGACTGGAACCCATTGAGGGCCCAGCTCGGCTTCAACTTTGCGAGAGATCATCTGCTTAATCTCGGTCCGATTAGTGCTGTCTTGCAGCGGCACTTGTATTGCACAGCCCGCGAGCGCAAGGCTAGACAATACGATTGTCAAGGTCCGTTTCATCAGGCCATGCTATCCCAAGATGCCTATCGAGGGCAACAACTACGTCTGCCTCAGTCCACCATGGCGAGGGCGAAGGATCTCGATTGACAATCTTGCAATAAGACAACCAGAGCTCAGGATTGACCTCCGCGCAGGGCTCATTTTTTGGGTTTTCGGGATTTTGCATTTTCTTTCTCCAATTTATCCGCAAGCATGGTAAAAAGCGCTGCAACCGATCTAAGTTGCGAGACTTTATCTTTATTTTTGATTTTTTGTGCAGATATATTGGCTTTTATATATAGAGCGCAGGAATTTATAATAACTGCGGGATGAGTTTTATCGAATAGATCGTCAAGATCTAATATTTTGTCTAGTGATCTTATTTGAAATTCTTCATAGTCCATTTTAAGCCCCCATAGCTAATTGTTTAAGATTTGCGGCTCTTTTAACCTTCTCGGTTATGTAGGCGTGATATTCATCCCTGATTGCGTCTAGATGCGCGTCAGGGATTGTACTATCGTAAAACCAATTCATTAATGTATTCTTAGCAATATCAATGGCTTGCTCAAGCTCATTATATGTCATGACCTCGGCTCGTGCTTTAAAGTATGATAGCATTGTAGTCCCCTCACTTGTTAAGATCAAAGCCATAAACGGCGGCGGCGCATAGATAGCAGACGAGCAGAAATGCGAGATTTGAGAATAAGTCGAGCATGGTAGTCCCCTTTATTGTGCGACATTGCACATTGAGGGAGCCCGTATAGAGCTCCCCTATCTGCAATTACGCTGCGATTGGTAGATCTTGGCTCAATGCCAATTCCCTAAGATATTCGACCGCCTGAGATGCTTTGCTAGCAGCAGTAATGAAGGCCTTTGGATCATCCTTTAAAAGCTCAATCCAATTTTGGATATAGGCAGCGTGCTGAGTCATGGCATCATAACCAAACTCAGCACACATAAAGGCAGCGCCAAGCTCTGCGACCAATTCCTCGGCAGCATAGGCTCTGTCACCAAAGCGTTTTCCAAATTGACGATTGCAGCGTGCCTCGTTACCAGTCCAATGCACCAACTCATGCAAGGCGGTCTCATAATAACCAACACCTGATTTGAACATTTCATAGGGTGGCAACATGATGTAGTCACCGGCTTGTCTATAATAGGCCCTACCTTCGCCGTGGCGTATGTCAGCGCCGGTGCTTGCCATGAAAGCATCGCACTCACGGTCCCGTTGATCTTGGTTAATCGGTGCCACCGGCTGAGAGCTGAGATTAAGACCTTCGCATTGCTCAATATTAAACACCGTATATGATTTAAGCATAAAGAAGCTCTTATCTTCCTGCGTCTCTTTGTCTTTGCCTTTGACTTGGCTAGCGTAAATGATGTGCGTGCCCTTTTCGCCTTTCTTCACGTTTCCGCCTAATTCTTGCGCTTGCTTGTATGTGAGCCAATTTTGGCTAGCATAAGGTGAGAGCCATAAAAGAACGACATTAGCGCCACTATAAGCTCGCTTTGTAATGGCATTGCGAGGCATAGCGTTTGAACCTTTGCCCGACCATGGCTGAACCCATGGAAGATTGCCTTGGCTCATTTCTGCTAGTATGCGGTCGGTGACTTCCTGCTGAACATTGCGCATTTCAAAACCCCTTTGTTTGCGTCAATATGTGCAGGATATGATTATAATATCTTTATGTCAACAGCTATTATATAAATAATATATAAATAAAATAGATTATATTAAATGAGTGTATATAAGATATAATATATAACCCCCGCCTTATCAGGTCAGATGCCTGGAAGACGCTTCCCTCCCGCGCTCTGACAAGTTACAAAATCTGTAATTTGTAACCATAGCTATTCTAAAAGGGGCCATGCAATCAACCGCCATACCTATAGATATTAACTATAATAGAT